TAGCTATAGAAAATGATCAATCATTTATAACACAACAACCAATCCAAGCAGGCGCCGCTATAATAGGCCCAACAGTTAAAGGTAAAGTTGGTATCCCTGTTTTATGTACTACTTATAGTGATTATTTAAATAAATTTGGCTCTACATTTTTAAGTGGTAGCCAAACTTACACATATTTTACCTCTATTGCAGCATATAACTATTTTAATAGTGGAGGAGATACATTACTAGTAACACGTGTAGTAAGTGGAACCTTTACTTCAGCAACATCCTCTATATATTCTTCAATTGCAGCAACTTCTGCATCATCAACAGTTAATTTAACATATATTTCCGCAAGTTTAGCATCTGTTGGTTCTCAATCTTTAAATGTAAATGGTATTACTTTATTTTACACTGGATCAGCAACTTTACCTGCAAACACATCAAATATAATTTATATTAGAACAGGTTCATTTGCTGCATCAACAGTAGCGGATTATGTAACTACTTCTTCTGCAATATTTAATGTTAGTCGTTCAATAGCCCCCTATAGTGCTTCTTTACAATTTATAAGTTCAAGTAATTCCTCTCCAAATTTAGTATTAACCTCAATTAATCCTAACGGATTAGCAGGAAATTTATTTTATCATAATTCTGGTTCAACAACATATTTTACTGGTGGAACTAACACAACATCCTTTACTTTAGAAACTTTATCTGAAGGAGAAATTATGAATAGTGTTGGACCAACTGGATCTAACGGATCGTTATTAAGTGGTTCTTCTGAAAATTTTAGATGGCAAATAACTAATAATAATATTAATGATGGAACTTTTTCTTTAGTTATTAGACAAGGAAATGACACATCATTATTTCCTTCAATTTTAGAAACTTGGAGTAATTTATCATTAGATCCATTAGCTTCAAATTATGTTGAAAAAGTAATAGGTAATCAAAAAGAAACAGTACTTGAGGATAACGGAGAATATTATTTACAATCTATAGGAAGTTTTTTAAACCAATCTAGATATATTAGAGTTAAAAATGTATTACTCCCAACACCAGAATATTTAGATAATAATGGAGCTTCAAAATCTCAATTTACTGGTTCTATTCCATATCTATATAATGGTGAATTTGCAACAGCAACTGGTAAAAATATTCCAAATACTACTGGAAAATATTTTGAAAATATTACAAATAGTAGTATTCAAGGATTATCTGCAAATGATTATACCTCTTCAATATCATTACTTGCTAATAAAGATGCATATAAATACAATTTATTAACTGCTCCTGGATTAATAGCAGATTCAACAAATTACCCACTTCATACTAATGCTGTTAATCTTTTACTTAATACAGTACAAGACAGAGGAGATTCAATGACTATATTAGATCTTGTAGGATATGGCTCTAATATAACCCCAGTAACAATAAATTCAATTACTTACAATACTTCTTATGCAGCAGCATATTGGCCTTGGGTAAAAACCGTTGATCCTAATACAGGTAATCAAGTTTGGGTACCAACATCTGTTATGATCCCTGGAATATATGCATTTAATGATAAAATAGCAGCTCCATGGTTTGCTCCAGCAGGTATTAATCGTGGTGTATTAAGTAATGTAATACAAGCAGAGCGTTATTTAACTCAAGGGAATAGAGATACTTTGTATGAAAGTAATGTAAATTCAATTGCAACTTTTCCAAACACAGGAGTAGTAGTATTTGGACAAAAAACATTACAAAAGAAAAAAAGTGCTCTTGATCGTGTAAATGTAAGACGTTTACTAATTGAGTTAAAAAATTATATATCTCAAATAGCAGATAGTTTAGTATTTGAACAAAATAATCTTATTACACGCAATAATTTTTTATCTCAAGTTAATCCTTATTTATCATCAATACAACAACAACAAGGTTTAACAGATTTTAGAGTAATAATGAATGAATCAAATAATACTCCTAATGTAATAGATAATAATCAATTAGTAGGTCAAATTTATTTACAACCAACAAAAACAGTTGAATTTATTGTATTAGATTTTAATATTTTACCTACAGGGGCAACATTTCCTTCATAACAATACATTTTAAAAAAAAGATTCAATATTTATAATAAAAAAATAAAATGGCAAATTTTACAGTATCTCCTGGTGTAACAACTAATGAATTAGATCAAACATTTTTATCGGGACAACCATTACTTCCTGGAGCCGCTATAATAGGCCCAACAGTTAAAGGTCCTTACGAAACCCCAACTTTAGTAACTTCTTATTCAGATTTTCAAACTAAATTTGGAGATTCTTTTGTTTCTGGGGGTGTTGATTATTCATATTTAACATCAATTGCGGCATATAATTATTTTAATTATGGTGGAAAACTTTTAACAGTAGCTAGAGTAGCAAGTGGAACATTTACCTCAGCAACATCTAGTTTAATACCAACTGGTTCATCAGGACCAACTACAGGTTTATCTCCATTTGTTTTAGAAACAATTTCACAAGGAATTATTATGAATAATTCTGGATCAGAAGTGTCTGGATCTTTAGTTAGTGGTTCAAGAGATAATATACGATTTGAAATTACTAATGTAAATACAGGATCAGGTACATTTAATGTATTAATTAGACAAGGAAATGATACAACAAGTAATAAAAATATACTTGAATCATTTAATAATGTTAATTTAGATCCAAATTCTGTTCGTTATATCTCTACAATAATTGGTGATCAAAAACAATCATATAATTCTACTACTAATCAAATAACTTTAACAGGAGATTATAGTAATAATTCTAATTATGTACGAGTTAAATCAGTTAATTATTCAACTCCAACATATTTAAATTCAAACGGAACCATTTCAAATGCCTCATATACAGGATCTTTACCAGCAAATGGAAGTGGTTCATTTGGTTCAGCTACAGGCACAATTGCAGCAAATGTAGGAGCATCAATGTATGACTTAATAAGCACAACAACACAAGGATTAGCAGGATCTGATTATGATAATATGATTACTTTATTTTCTAATAAAGATTTATTCCAATTTAATTTACTATTCACCCCAGGATTATTACATAGTAAACATCCTACTCAAGTTAATACAATTGTTTCAAATACTCAAAATAGAGGAGATAATTTATATGTACTAGACTTAATTGATTATAATAGCACTGTTGCATCTACAGTAACACAAGCATCAGGTATAAATAATTCATTTGCAGCAACATATTGGCCTTGGGTAAAAATACTAGACCCAGCAACAGGAAAACAAATTTGGTCTCCAGCATCAACAGTAATTCCCGGAGTATATGCATTTAACGATAAAATAGCAGCCCCATGGTTTGCTCCAGCAGGTATTAATCGTGGTGGTTTATCTACAGTATTAAGAGCTGAACAATTATTAAATCAAGCTAATAAAGATATATTATATAGCAATAATATAAATCCATTAGCTACATTACCTAAAAATGGTGTTGTAGTATTTGGACAAAAAACATTACAAAAAGAAGTATCTGCTCTTGACCGTGTAAATGTAAGACGTTTATTACTTGAATTAAAAATATATATTCGCCAAATTGCAGATACAATATTATTTGAACAAAACACAATCTCAACAAGAAACTCATTTTTAGCTAAAGTTACTCCATATTTAGAAAATATCCAACAAAAACAAGGATTATATGCTTTTAAAGTAGTAATGGATGAATCAAATAACGGACCCGCAGTAATTGATCAAAATCAATTAATAGGCCAAATTTATGTTCAACCAACAAGAACAGCAGAATTTATTTCATTAGATTTTATCTTATTACCAACAGGAGCTGAATTTCCGGGTTAAAAATAAAAAAATAGAATATTTATAATAAAACAAAAATAAAACAAAAATAAAATGGCAATTTTAAACCCAAACGAAATTTTTTACACTGCATTTGAACCTAAACAAACAAATCGCTTTATCCTTTATATGGATGGTATTCCATCATTTTTAGTAAAAGGTGTGGGAGGAATAAATATAGCTCAAAACGCAGTTGCTCTTAACCACATTAACGTTCAACGTTATGTAAAAGGAAAAACTACTTGGGGTGCAATTTCAATGACTTTATATGAATCTATAACTCCTTCTGGAGCACAAGCTGTAATGGAATGGGTACGTTTAGGTCACGAATCTGTAACTGGTAGAGATGGTTATTCTGATTTTTATAAAAAAGATTTAACATTTAATGTACTTGGCCCTGTTGGAGACATTGTTTCAGAATGGATAATTAAAGGAGCCGTAATTACAAGTGCTGCCTTTGGAGATTACAATTGGGATGATGACGGAGCAATAGTAAATATTGCCTTAGAAGTACAACCAGATTATTGCATTTTAAATTTTTAAAATTAATATTAAAAATAATTATATAAGCTTCAACGTTTTCGTTGGAGCTTTTATTTTTTTATTGTATATTATCACATTAACACGTTAATTAAACTATATCTACCCATATTTATAACATATATCACAACATGAAATTAAATAATTTACGTGCGCTAGTAAAAGAAACATTAAACCACCGTTTAACTGAGGAATATCAAGATAAGTTTAAAATGATAGGTATGCTTATTACCAACATTGATCTAAGACCACAAAAAGAAATATATTCAGATATTCGTTCTATCCCGGGCATTACAGTTATATCATCTAAAGAACCTTTAGAATTTAGTCAACAAGACCAATCTAAATTTCAAGCTTTAATGACTGTTAAAGTAGATGGACATCCTTGGATTGCAAAAGGTGGATTTGATAGATCAAAAATGCTAGAAATACGCAAAGAAATATTAAAAGTAGAAGGAGTTTTATCATTTAATGTAAACCCTGATAATATTACTACTCTTTAATATATGTATATAAGACAAATAAAGTTATATTAAATAAAAATTATGGACGAAAAATTTAAATTACCTACAGAAACCATTGACTTACCCTCTAAAGGTTTACTTTACCCTGAAGATTCTGAATTAGCAAAAGGTACTATTGAATTAAAGTATATGACCGCTAAGGAAGATCTTCCCGTC